CCGACTGGCGGCATCCCGAAGATGCCGAGCTCGCACAGCGCGAGGGCGTCGGCATCGAGCGGGGAGAGGCTGACGGAGCCCTCGTCGAGCGCGCGGGATACCAGCTCCTTCCGCCTCCTCGACATGCCGAGGAATACGGCGGAGAGCCGTTCGTCCATCCTCCGGCGCTTTGCCCAGGCGCTTCTCGCGGAGACGATGCGCGCCGCCGCGTACCCGAGCATCGCGGCGGCGCCGGTCAGGAGGAGGCACGAGGCCGGGTGCTCGGCGATCATCCGGCGGGCGTCCTCGGCCATCGCGGCGACCGAGCCGAACCCGACCGCGCCGGCGATGGTGACCAGCAGGTCGATGTTCTCCTTTGCCGCCCTGAGCGCTCTGTTCATCTTCGGTTCCCTTCCAAGGAGGTTTCCATGGGTTTCATTCTCGCACTTTCCTTCGCGTTCCTGTTCGGGGTCGGACTCGGCCTCATGCGCCGCTGACGGACGGTCCGTCCCCGTCGCGCCACGGGGTCCGTACCGCCCCCATTCCGCGGGGCCCGTGGCGCGACGGGGCCGGACCCCCTACTTCCGGCCCATATGGTGCCGCCGCCGACTTGGCGGGGCGGCGGCACCGCTCCCTTTGGCGGGGGAGCGCCCTCCGGCTGCATCTATCGGTGCGGCCCTCCGGCAAGGGATTGGCTCAACGAATGAAAGGAGAAGGCCATGTGGATGTCGATAGCCAAGGGCGCGCGTTACGCCTGCTGCGACAACGTAACTTTTCGCGCGATGGTCATGCAGGGCGTGATACCGCGCTACCCGTCGCTCAACCCCAACAGCTCGCGCGAGGTGGTGAGCAGCGAGGACATCGACGCCGCCATCAGGGCGCGCGGCGCGGTGCCGGCGCTGCCCTCGCCCGACTGCGTGCCCGCTCGCCGTCCGAGGCGGGTGGCGTGATGGTCGACCTTATCTGGGATGCCGGCTGCAGGCTCGGCGAGTGGTGGAACACGCTGCCCGAGCGCGTGCGCAGCGTGGTGTGCGCCGTCGTGATGCTCGCGCTCATCGCCGTCGCGGGCGCCATCGAGGGGACCGCGCCGAGCGGGATGTACTACTAGTCAGGAGGATATGGCATGCAGTTTGAGAAGAGGCAGGTTCGCCTGGGCGACATCAGGCCCAGCGAGCAGAACCCGCGCGAGGACTTCGGCGACATCGGCGCCCTGGCCCGCAGCATCGAGGCGACCGGCGGCGAGCCGCTGAACCCTCCCGTGGTGGTGGCGGACGGCAACGTGTTCCGTATCGTCGACGGCGAGCGCCGCTACCGCGCGCTGTCGTCCATCTACGGGGAGGACCGCGAGGTCTCCGCGCTGGTGGCCGACACCATGGACGAGGCCAACGAGCTCGTGGCCATGCTCGCCACCGACGACAAGCGCCAGCTGACCGAGGCCGAGCGCGCACGAGGCGTGCAGCAGATGCTCGTGCTGGGCATCGACGAGCAGCGCATCGAGCGCGCGAGCCGCGCCACCGCCGGGCAGATCCGGGCTGCGCGCAAACTGCGCGGTCGCATCGATGCCGGCGTGCAGGTGACGCTGGAGCAGCTCGAGGCCGCGAGCGCCTTCGACGACGAGAAGGATGTCGAGGCGGTTCTCGCCGCCGGTGACGGCTGGGCGGGCAAGGCCGACAGCATCCGCCGCCGCGTCGAGCGCGAGGAGGCCAAGGCCGAGGACTACGACGCCTTCGGCGACGCGGGCATCCCGGTGGTGAAGGAGCAGCCCGATGGGTTCGCCTACGTGGATTGGGCCAACTGCGGTGCCGCCGCCGCGAAGCTCGAGGCGAAGGAGTTCGCCGCCGGCACCGTTGCCGTGTGGAAGGGCAGCTACTGGGACCTCTTCGCTCCGAAGGGCGGCGATGACGCCGAGCCCGAGAAGACCGAGGAGGAGATTCGGGCCGAGCAGGAGGCCGCGCGCGAGAAGACGGCGCTCGAGGGGCTGTACAGGGGCCTGATCGGCTTCGTGGCGTCCGGCGCCTTCGCCATGTCCAAGGACCTCATGATGTGCGTGCGCGTGAGCCGCGAGGACCCGCCCGCGCTGCTCGTGGCGATGGGCGGCGACAGCAACTCCGAGAACGAGGAGCGCTTCGGTGCCGTACGCGACGAGTTCGCCCGCAACCTCAAGGCGTGCAGGCCCAGCGAGTACGAGGCCGGCTGCTGGCTCATGGCGGCGGCCAAGGACATGGCCCAGCTCAACAACCGCTGGGGCGGCGACGACGCGGAGGCGTGGCTCGACCACTATGACGTCTTCTGCTCCGCGGGCTTCGAGCCCGGCGAGGAGGACGTGTGGCTCATGGAGAGGGTGCAGGCGAGTTTCAAGGAGGAGAAGGATGAGTAGCGAGGATGAGAACTACGTCACGGTGACGGTGAAGGCCAGGGGGCATGAGTGCTCCATCCTCTGCCGCGAGGCAACGGTGGCAACGGTGGGGGCGGACGGTGAGCCCGGCACATCGCTCCACGTCGGCACCTTCGACTCGAAGTCGATTAGGGTTCTCGCGGAAGCAGCCCTCTCGGAGCTGCTCTCTGCCGGGGTCCGCGCCGGCATCCCCATGGACGCCATGCGCATCGAGCTCGTCTACGCCGCGGTGCGCTGCGGGTTCCCTGAGGGGGAAGAGCGGAGCGCGATCTACTACGACCTCGACATCGACATGGACGGGGAGACCGCCAAGGAGGAGAAGGATGAGTAGCGAGAAGAATGTCAGGGTGACGGTGGAGGCGTGCGGCGAGGTCCGCTCGTTCGAGTGCCGCTGCGCGACGCTGTCGACCAGCAACGGGGACGGCACCGGCCACTCGTGCTTCGTGGGCTCGGGCGGGCTCAGCGATTTCCTCACGCTCACCGGCGCTTGCGCCGACACACTCTACGAGGCCTTTCGCCAGGCGGGTGCGCCGGACGGGCTCGCGCGCAAGCTCATGCTCATCGCCGTGCTCGGCGCCGACCCCCGCGGGCACGCCGACAGCGTCCAGACCCTCGACCTGGACGCGCGCAGGGAGATCCGCGACATGGCGGCGGAGCTCGGTGTCGATGCCGACATCTAGCGAGCGCCGGGCGGTCGTGCAGCGCGGGGCGGACGGGCGCTGGTTCGCCCGCCCCTACATGGGCACCGACCGCGTGACCGGCAGGCGGATCAGACCGTACAGGTCGTGGGACGCGGATCTGACGCGCGAGCAGGCCCAGGCGGAGTGCGACAAATGGGTCGCGACCTATATTCCCTCCTCGGCGCAGGACAGCTCCAAGCGCCTTTCATCGATGCTAGAGACCTACGTCTCAGACCCGGTGAACGGCCTGGCCGACAACTCCGTCGCCGCCTACCGCAGCGTGATCAGGACGATGGTGGAGCCGACTATCGGGCGAATCCCCTACGACCAGCTGCAGCCCTGGGACGTGTCCGCCGCCTACCGCATGCTGCTTGCGCCCAGGAGCGGCAAGGGCCTGTCGCCCAAGACCGTGCTCGTCATGCACGCACTGCTCAAGGGCGCGTACAGGACGTGGAGCCATGCCATCGGCCGCGACGTCATGCTCGAGGTCCCGGCGCCCAGGGCGAAGCCCGCGGAGCCGTTCGCCCTGTCCGAGCTCGATGCGGACGAGCTGTCCCGCGCGATGGTGTCCGCCATGTCCTCGCGCGACGCCACGGGCGCCAACATCGCCAGGCGCACCGAGGCAATGGCGGTCTTCCTCACGCTCCACACGGGCCTGCGGTGCGGGGAGGTCTGCGGCCTGCAGCGCCGCGACTGGCGCCGCTCCCTGCACGACATCCACGTGGCGGGGCAGGCCGTCGAGAAGCCCAGCCTGCACAGGCAGGCCTACACCAAGGGCAAACGAGCGCGGAACGTCTCGATTTCGCCTGCGGTCGAGGCGCAGCTGGAGCGCCACCTGGCGTGGCAGGACTCGTGGCTCGTCCGCAAGGGCCCCGCCGCCCCCGTGATCACCTTCGGCCGCGCGGGAGGGCTCGCGAGGCCGTCGACCGTGACGGCCCGCTTCAAGGCGATCACGCGCGAGCTCGAGCTGCCCGGGGAGACGGTCTTCCACACGCTCCGGCACACGCACGCCACGTGGCTGCTCACGCACGGGTGGGACATGCGCCTGGTGCAGGAGCGCCTGGGGCACGCGAACGTCAAGACGACGCTAGAGGCGTACGGCTCGGTCATGCCGGGCCGCGACAGGGAGGCCGCCGCGGCCTTCACCGATTCGATCTACGGAGGTGACATGGATGGATAAGTTCAACTTCAACCGCGACTTCTACGAGGGCTGCCGCGCGCTCGGCGACAGGGAGGGCATGGCGCTCGCCTGGGCGATGCTGCGCTACGGCTACGAGGGTGTCGAGCCCAAGCTGAAGCCGGCGACCATGGCGGCCTTCAGCTTCGCAAGGGGGCGCATCGACGCCATGGTTAGCGGAAGCATGGGGGGCCGCGCAAGGGCCGCCAAGTCTTCCGGTCGGGTGCCTTGCCAAGGGGGTAGCCAAGGGGGTAGCCAAGGGGCTACCCAACAGGGTAGCCAACAGAAGGAGAAGGAGAAGGAGAAGGAGATAACCCTTGCGGGTTATAGCGCGTCACGCCAAGCCCCCGACGACTTCGATCCGCCCTCGATGGAGGACGTCGAGGCCTACTTCGCCGCCAACTGCCTGCGCGGCGACCCCCGCCAGTTCTTCGACCACTACGCCGCACAGGGCTGGACGCTGCCGAGCGGCCTGCCCGTGACCGACGTGTGGGCGCTCGCCCGCAACTGGAGCCGCAAGCAGGTCGGCTTCGACGCGGACCGCAAGGCGCGGGGCGGGCAGACCTCCCAGGAGGTCGAGCGGGCCTCCGTGTGGAAGCCCGTGAAGACGGATGCGGAGCGCATAGTCGAACTCAGGCGCGAGCTGGGTGAGGCGTCATGATCACCCTCCTGGAGATGCTCAGGAACGAGAAGGCCGACCCCGCCGGCGGCCGCCCGCTCGACCTGACGCGGATCTACATGGCCAACGTCATGTCGCACGGGGAGGCCGCAGTGCTGAACAAGAGGCAGGAGCTCCACGACCGTGAGGCACGCGAGGCGCAGCGCGCCGACCTGTACGGGAGGGTCGCCGCCATCGCGGGCGGCAAAAAGCCGGAGGAAGAGGAGCCGGAGGGTGAGGACCCGGAGCGCAAGTGTGCCAAAAGTGTGACAGCGGGCGCGGCGGCGTTGGGGCAGCAGGCGCTGGGGTTTCCGCCGCTAGACGGTACCGGCGGCACGGCCGAGGAGGCCGAGGCCGCAATTAATGCCATATTGTCCGAGGAGAGAAAGCGAGAGACGTTTTGACCGAGATCTCAGCGGTGATGAGGGCCTACCGAGACGCCCTCGACAGACACCGGATTCCCTGGGCCGACGACACGTACGACACCGAGCGGGTGGGCGGCTACAGGCTGCGCGTGGAGCGCACCGAGACCATCCTGGACGAGCACAGGGTGAGCGTGGCCTGGGGCTACCAGTGCCTGCCCGGGCGCGAGCCCACGGGGGTGACCATCGGCTACCCGAACTACCTCGAGGTGCAGTACGAGCCGATCAGCACCGAGCCGTTCGTGGCCGCGCCCGGCGACATCCTCGCGGAGGTCTTCGGCGTGAGGGGTGAGTCGCGATGAGCTACGTGTGCGGACCCGCCGACTGGATCGACCTCGCCATCGGCAGGCTCGAGGACGCCAAAAGGTCGCTCAGGGAGTGCGACAGGCTGCGACAGGGGTGCGACATCTGCGATGAGCTGCGCCAGGCGAGGCGATGCCTCAACAAGGCGCTGATCATGGTCGCGGAGGAGAAGGAAATCGAGAAGGAATGGAGTACGAAATGAGACAGATAAGCGATGCTCGAGATTGCCACCGTGCGCACGTATAGGACGAAACGCCGTATCGAGGACATGCCTGATGGCTGGGACGGGGTAGTTTTTGATGAGCTGTAGTTTCTGCAACATGATGGGCGCAGCGGGCATAGACGATCGGCCCCGAGGAGAGGGGAAGGCTGCGGGGGGTATGGTTCTCATGCGGTATGGCGCTGGCGAATCCGATATTCATATCGAATTGGACGCAAGTGCGATGGTCACGGTCTCGAGCATGTCGGTGTGCGGCGTTGAGCACTTCGAGCATGTCAAGATTCCGACTTACGTTGATGGTTACGCCCATGGGGTCAAGTACTGCCCGTTCTGCGGAGAGGAGCTTTAGGTGAAGCAGATTGAGCTATCTGAGGTCAAACAGGTTCCCGTCGATAAAGAGGGGAACCGCGTGCCGCTGGATACCAGGGAGCTGTACGACGAGGACGGTAAGTGCCTCACGGTCAGGTGCTTCCTGTACTTCCCCTTTACGAACGAGTGGTTCATCGAGGAGACGCTTAGCCGAAGTCGTTTCGGCGTGAGTGGGCTGCATCTCAAAGCGCCCGACAGCTGGGAGAAGATGCTGTGGGACCTCGGCGAGGCCCTGCAACAAGGCGGGCGCAGCGGGAATTCGGTTTGCGCTTACCTCGCCGCCAGAGGCTTGTGCCGCGGCCACATGGACGAAGAAGGAAAGTGCAAGCTCTCTGATGTCAGCTTCTGTGCGAACGGGATGGTCAGCAACATCAGGGGACGCATCAAGCGTCTATGCGCGGGTGATGGCAAATGAGTTGTTACTTCTGCGGTGGGTCGCGCATTGCGTCCATTCATTCTGCGCCCGACCGAGGTGTTCGCAACTGGTCCGTTGGCTCCATGACCCTTACGCGCCGATACGACGGCGAACCGATCGTCAGGGTCGAGCTGGATACCAGCGTGATGCTAGACATCTCGGTCAACGATTCGTGCGGCGACACCGTCAGCGCCGATGTGACGGCGGACGCCTACATCGAGGACATCAAGTACTGCCCGTTCTGCGGAGAGGAGCTTTGATCCGCTCGGCGGTGGAGCTGTTCCGCGCGACCGCCTGGCGCATGGTGCCCGATCTGGTTTCGGGCCCCGCGCGCCGGGCGCTCGTTCACGGCCGGGCAGACGCGCCGAGCGTGTCGGCGAGGGAGATCAGGGATTCGGAGCGAAGGGCGAGGGCGCTGCAGCGCGACCGCGCCCGCGCACTCAAGAGGTCGAGGAAGGCGAAGCGATGAGGTTGTTTGAGAAGCTGTGGCGGATGATCATCGAGAACCGCCGAGTGCGCAAGAGCATTGAGGCGCGGCGCGCCCGCAGGTGCAGGAGGTCGATGAGATGACCGTTATGTGGGACGTGCAGGAGAGGAGCTGCGCGGTCTGCGGGAGAATCTTCATCCCCCAGGCGCCGAAGGCCAAGTACTGCTCGGAGGAGTGTCGGAGAAAACACGAGCAGGACCGTGCGAGGGAAGCGAGGCGCAAGGGTGCCAAGCCCAAGCGCGACAGGGTCGACCGCTACCTGGCCGGGTCTGGTGCGGTGCACGACGAGATCATGGCCATTCGGCGCGAGGTCGCGATGAGATTTTAAGTTTCCGCAGGTAGACATAGGTAGATATATAATTAAGGCTGGCGTAGGAGCGCCGGCGGCCTTTGGCAAAGACGCCTCCCGGCATCCTCTATGTGGCGTAGAGCATGGTACCACGCGGGAGGTCACATGGACGCAAGGGAATACTTCGATACCGTACGGGCCGCCCAGCGCGGCATCGACCGCCGCCTGGCGGTCATCGAGTCGATGCAGGCGCGCGAGCAGGTGCGCGCCCAGCGCTACGACGCCGTCGGCAAGGGCGCGCACGGCACGGACTTCATGAGGTTCACCGACGACCGCATAGACTACGAGCGCCGCAGCGGTGCCGAGCTATCCGAGCTGCGAGATGAGGTGGAGCGGGGCCGCGAGCTCTGCGCGGGCGTGCGCTCCGCCAACCCGGGCAAGCGCTGGGGCGACGTTCTGGAGCTGCGCTACTGCGAGGACCGCACACTGCAGGAGATCGCGGGGACGCTCGGGGTGTCGGTGAGGTCGGTGCATTCAGATATGTCATCGGCCCTGGACTGGGTCGATATGGTGGGCATCGCCACCGCAAGGGCTGGCGTGGGCCGTGCGGCAATATAATTGGATAGCTGGTTCGCGTCAGCATGTCGGCCCCGATCGCCATATGCGGTCGGGGCCTTTTGTCTTTATGGGACTGCAGACAATTGCAGACGATTGCACGCTTCTGCAGACAATTGCAGATAGTTGCAGACGATTGCACACAATTGCAGACCGTTGCAGGTTTCTTCTGGGATATAACTAGGGTGTCGATTCGCAGCGCCGCCCGCGCGGCTTGCGGGTCGGATGTGCGTGGAAGCACAGATGAGTGGCCGGGGCTCCCTTCAGCAGTTCAGGGACCCCGGCCTTTCTATTGAACAACAACCTAATGAGGTGGGTCCGTGGTTACACGCGAGGCTATCGTTCGCGCCGCAAGACGGTACGACACCGTCATGGCGTGGGCATTCCGCCGCGCCCTGGGCATCGCCCGCCGTGCGGGCGGGCGCAAGTGCAAGGCCGCCGGCAAGGCGGTCGAGAGCCTGCGCTTTACGGGGCTCGAGGAATGCATGGCCAACCGGGGCCGCTCCCCGGTGGAGCGCTAGCCTTGGCCACCAAGACCCGCTACGCCAACGGCCACGCCCGCCGGCAGGTGCGCGCCTGGCTCAAGGCGCAGGGGCTGCCGTGCCACATCTGCGGCATGGCCATCGACTACGACCTGCCCGCGGGCGACCCGATGAGCTTCGAGGTGGACGAGATCGTGCCCGTGTCTAAGGGCGGCTCGCCTATCGACCGCGCGAACGTCGCGCCGGCGCACCGGATCTGCAACGAGCGGCGCGGCAACAAGAGCCTCGCCGCGCTGAACGGCTCGATATCGCCGCGCCCCCGCGACGTGGGCTGCTCGACCTCGCTGCCGTGGTGACCCGACCCTGGGGGATGGCCCCTCCCCGGGGGGCCGAAGGCTCGCCCCACGGCATTGCGCCTTTTTTGCGCAGGCCCCGAAACCGAGTCCATACCGGGAGGTGCATGGAATGTCCACGAAGTCCACGAAGCCGAGGGGCAAGCCCTGGACCGCGGACGAGCGGGAGTTCGTCAAAAACGCGTACCCGGCGCTCGGACCTGCGGCTATCGCGAAGAAACTCAAGCGGTCGCGCTCGGGCGTGTGCGCCCTCATCAAGAGAATGAAGGAGAGCGGCGAGATCGCGACCGGCGAGTCCACGGGGGAGTCCGTGGGCGCGGGCATCTCGGCGCCTCCCGCGGACGGCCCGGACGGCCGCCAGGACACGCTCGGGAGGCTCCGGTGGGTGCGGCAGATCATCGAGCGCCAGCTCTACGACGCCGAGCCCAGCCAGGCGGCGCGGCTCGCCAAGGAGTACCGCGAGACGCTCGAGCAGATTGAACGAATAGAGGGGGCTGGGGAGGACGGTGGCGACGATGTCATCATCAACGCCGTCTCGGTCCTGCGCGACGTCCTCGGCTAAGCCGAGGCTCCGCCTCGTCCAGCCCTACGAGAGGTCCATCGGCTCCCTCGCGGTCGAGCTCGCCCCGACGATGGGATACAAGTTCGTGCCGTGGCAGGAGCAGCTCGCCCACGACATCGCCGCCGTGGACGCGAGCGGCAAGTGGGTCCACCCGCGCGTCGGCATCTCCATCCCGCGACAGCAGGGCAAGTCCGTCGACATCATCGTGTGGGTCGCGGTCATGGCGGCGCTCGCCGGCTACAAGGTGCTCTGGACCGAGCACAACTACTCCACGACCATGGAGATGGTCGGCCGCTTCCGCAAGATCTTCGGGCGCCGTGTCGGCGACACGTCCGAGGGAATCCCGCGCTGGCGCAAGCTCCTGGTCGAGGTCTGCTCGCAGACCGGCCAGGAGTGGATGCGGTTCAGCTCCGGCGGCGTCATCCAGTTCTCGACGAGGACCAAGTCCTCGCGCCTGGGCTTCTCCTTCGACATCGTCATATACGACGAGGCCCAGGAGCTCACGGGCATCCACACCCAGGTTATCAACCCGACGACGACGTCCGGCGCGAAGCAAAACCTGATGATCGTGTACGCCGGAACGCCGACCCGCGCCGGCAACCCCGCCGAGGTGTTCAAGAACCTCCGGCAGCAGGCGTGGGAGGGCGGCGAGAAGGCGTCCGACCTGCTTTGGCTGGAGTACGGCGTCGAGGAGGTCGGCGACATCTGGGACGAGAGCCGCTGGCCGGAGGTCATGCCCTCGCTCGGATACCATGCCGACATCCGCGCCATCCGCACGGGAATGAAGGACATGGACGAGCTTGGCGCCGCCCAGGAGTACCTGGGCTACTGGCTGCCCTCGGAGGAGCAGGTGGAGCCGCCGGTCATCGGCGCCGCCGCATGGGGCGAGTGCCTCGTGGGGAGCGGCCCAGAGCTTACTGCCGGCTGCAGGATCTGCGCCGGCGTGAGGTTCAGCGCCGACGGCTCGACCGTCGCCGTGGCGTGCGCCGTGCGGCCGCCCGGGTCTGCGACCGTGCACGTGGAGCTTCCCTTCTGCAAGGACCCGGAGCCCAGCACGGATTGGCTGGCCTACTGGATCGCCGCGAGGGCGGGCAGGTACGCCTGCGTCGCAATCGACGGCAAGGCGGGCGCCGGCGCCCTGTGCGACAAGCTCGAGGGCATGGGCATGCCCAAGGACTACATCCTGCGCCCGAGCACCGACCAGGCCGTGACCGCCGCCAGCCTCATCTCGTCCGGCGCCAAGGCGGGCTCGGTCACGCATATCGCGTGCCCGGCGCTCGACCTGTCGGCCGAGACGTCCCCCAAGCGCAAGATCGGCTCGTCGGGCGGCTGGGGCTTCGGCGGCGACAACGCCGCGCCCATCGAGGCCGCGGGGCTGGCGCTGCTCGCGCTCAACACATCGAAGAGAAAACCCGGAATGAAGGCGAGGGTCACTTGATCTCGATACCTTACGCCGTGGCGTCCGCCGACGGCCTGCTCGAGGAGGACCGCGAGACGGTGCGCTGCCTGCTCAACAGCTGGCAGACCCATTACAGGGGCAACCTCCTGCGCTCGGACTACTACGAGGCGCGCAACATGCTCAAGGACCTCGGCATCGCCGTGCCAGACTCGCTGCGCGACTTGGAGGTCGCGTGCGGCTGGGGATACAAGTGCGTGGAGGTCATGCGCGACCACATCGCCTTCGACGGGTTCACGTGCCCCGACGACGAGGACTTCGACGGCCTGCTCACCTCCGTGGCCAAGCGCAACAAGATGGCCACGCGCGTCGGCAAGGCCGTCAACTCCGCACTCAAGTACTGCTTCTCCATGCTCGTGGTGACGGCGGACGAGGACGGGCACGCCCGCATCTCGGCGTACCCGCCGACCCTGTGCACGGGCATCTGGGACGACGTCCACGAGTGCCTGTCCTCCGGCATGTTCGTCGTCTCCTTCGCCAAGGACCGCGGGCGGCCCACGGACCGCCCGGACTGGGTCAACGTGATGCTGCCGGACCGCATGGTGCGCATCCGCGAGGTTCGCCGCAACGAGTGGGCGGCGGAGTACGTGGAGCACGGCCTGGGCGCCGTGCCCATGTTCGTCATGCCGCACAATCCCGATGACGACCGACCGTTCGGCGTGTCCAGGATCAACTCCGAGGTGCGCTGGAACATCGACTGCGCCATGCGCGCCAACGTCAACGAGGAGATCGCCGCCGCGTTCGCCGCCTCGACCCAGAAGTACCTTCTGGGCACCGACGGAGACGCGTTCGCCGACAAGACCAAATGGAGCGCCTTCATCGGCTCCATCTTCGAGGTCACCAAGACCGAGGACGGCACGATTCCGCAGTTCGGCCAGCTCACGCAGCCGAGCATGCAGCCCATGACCGAGCACTTCGGCAACCTGTGCAAGCGCATGAGCGCAGCGACCGGCATCCACGTGGGGCAGTTCGGCATCATGAGCGACAACCCCAGCTCCGCCGAGGCGATCTACGCCGAGAACGAGCCGCTCATCCTCAAGTGCAAGAGCTTCATCCGCGAGGCCAAGGCGGCGCTGGCGAATGCCGCGACCGCCGCGATCGCGACGGAACTCGGGTGCTCCTACGAGGAGGCCGAGGACGCCTGCGGCGTGTCCGTCCACTTCCTGAACCCAGCCATGCCGACGCTGGCCCAGCAGACCGACAGCTCCATCAAGCTCGCGTCTGTGGTCGAGGGCTTCGCCGGCACGCCGACCTTCTGGCGCCTCAACGGCCTCGACGACGACGAGGTGCGCAACGTCTCGTCCGAGATCAGGCGCAACGTGACGCGCTCGGCGGCGCTCGACCTGATGGCGGGCGTCACCCAGGCGGCGGAGCCCGCGCCGCCCGCCTATGATTAGCGCGGCCGAGTTCGCGGCCTACAACCGGGCCGTGGCGAAGATCGGCGACAGGGCGGCATCCGATGTGGAGGCCGCCGTGCTCGCCTGGTGCCGCGCCCACGAGGGCGCGACCGTCGCCGAGAAGCGCGAGGCCGCGAAGCTTATCATGGAGGGCTTCGTCCAGGGGTACGACGACGTCGCGGCGGAGTTCGCGGCGCAGTGGTACGACGATCTAGCCGAGCGCAACGGCGCCAGGCTGCAGCAGGCCGTCACCATGACGACCTACAGGCCAGAATCGGTCGACACCGTTGCCAGATACCAGGCGAAGAAGCTCGTGAAGGGCGGAGAAGCGGCGTTCGCCAAGGCGTGCGGCGAGTACGCCCGCAACGACGCGCTCCGCAGCCTGAACGAGACGATCATCTCCAACGTGGGCCGCGACAGGAGCGCCGGCGTGCGCTTCGCGCGCGTGCCGACGGGCTTCGAGACCTGCACATTCTGCATCATGCTCGCGAGCCGCGGCGCGGTCTACCACACGCGCAAATCCGCCGGCGAGTTCAAGCACTTCCACCGCCACTGCGACTGCAAGGTGGTCCCCGGCTTCGAGGACGACCCGGACGCGGAGCTCGTGGAGGGCGTGCGGCCGGAGGAACTGCGCGAGCGGTGGTGGCAGCTCGAAAAGGTCGACGCGACCGCGGGGCTGAGCGCAGCCGAGCGAGAGGAGCTCAGACGCAAGGTCATGGAGGGCGGCGAGCTGCCCGAGAACGTCAGGAAGACCAACCCCGCCGCGCACATGCGCAAAGTCGGACACAAGAGCAGCGGATGGATGAGCGCGGCGACCCGCCTCAACGCGGAGATCAAGGCGAACGGCTTCGCAAACGCCGAGGAGTTCTACGAATACCTGCGGACCCGCAGGACGAGGGCGGAATTCGACGAGGCGACTGCGCTCGCCGAGAAGATCCTGGCCAATGCCGACGCCACGCCGACGCTCTACGATGTGGCGCGAAGCTGGCTGAGCAAGTCGGAGGCGGTGATTTCCTCCGGTTCCGCGCGGCCTCCCATATCCTCTGAGGTTCCCAACTGGCTAAACGGCGCAAAGAGAAATATCCATGCGAAGAAGCATGCCGGCGAATACGGAATTGACTACAGGTCAAGGCTTGGCCAAGACGAGTACGATAGAATAATGTCGGAGGTCATCGACGAGCATGAGGCGGTAGAGTTTACCGATATCTCGAACGGTCGAGAGGTGCAGCACTGTGCCGTTTACTTCCGCGGGGACGACATAGCTGTCGTCAACTTGGACAAGAGCGTGCGCGTGACCCTATTTAAGTACAGGAGGGGAGGGAGCGCCCGATATGACGAACTCTGGGATCGAGTTCACGGTGGGGCTGAATGATAGGTTCAGCGAATACATCACCGACTCCGTCGAGCTTCTCAACGTCCAACTGAGCCGCCACGGAATGGTTTTCTTCTTCGATACTGTTGACGCCACTCAACAAGTCATCGGCGGGAAGCACTGCGAGGACATGTTTGGCTGGGCCGTCCCAAATGAGCTTGTGGATGAGTTCAAGCCCGCATGGATTGACGACGATGGCGTAGAACTCGAAAAATACGACTACGTCTGCGCAAGTTGGGAGGACCGCAACGGTCAGCCCTATGCCGCCATCGACGGCAACCTTCCCGAGGAGGCTTACGCATGATGGCGCGCACCTTTTCTTCCGGAGGTGCGATATGAGGCGCGACCTCGATATCGTGAGGTACATCCTCATGACCGCCGAGTCCGCCGAGGGCGGGGTAGACGAAACTGCCCTCTGCTCCGGCCGGTACGATATTGACCAGATCGCCTTTCACGTAGAGCTCCTGAGGGACTACGGCCTCGTGGAGGCGGAGGTGTCCTATGACGGCTTCGGGGAGGAGCCTCTCGGGGTGACCGTCTCGCGTCTGACATGGGATGGGTATGACTATCTCGATGCCATCCGCTCCGCCAAGGTATGGGGAAGGGCGAAAGACGCCATCTCGAGGGCAGTCGGCGAGACGTCCCTGTCGGTCGTCAAGCAGACGTGCACGATGGTGGCCTCAGAGCTCATCAAGAAGCAGCTGGGCATCTAGCCATAAGGCAGCGATCTCGCCGCCGCACATACGGGGAAACCCGACCAAAACGTTGAACCAGGCCATCCGCACGGGTGGCCTTTTTCATGCCGAAAAGCGCCCCGCACGGGGCAAGACGATGCCCCGCACGGGGCGGAAATGGAGGGAGCATGGCCCAGGAGACCACGCCCGCCGAGACCGATCCGATCGACCCTGCACAGGGCGGAGAGACCGATCCGGCGCCCGACTACAAGGCGCTCTACGAGAACGCGCTGAAGGAGTCGCGCAAGTGGGAGAGCCGCTCGAAGGCGAACCTCAAGGAGCTCGACGAGCTCAAGGCCGCAGCGCCCAAGACGGACCCGACCGTGGAGGAGCGCCTGAGCGCGCTCGAGAGCGAGAACGCCGCCCTCAAGGCGAGCGCCGCCCGCTCCGCGCTCGTCGACTCCGTGGCCAAGGCCACCGGGCTCGACCGCTCCATCGTGGCCACGCTCAACGGCGAGGACGAGGACGCCCTCACCGAGCAGGCCAAGGCCGTGGCGGCCATCACGAAACCGGCCGGCGGCGCGCCGAAGGCGCCCGAGGCAGGCGGCAAGCCCAAGCCCGGCAAGCCCTCCAAGAAGGACATCCTCGGAATCGAGGACAAGAAGGAACGCATGGCGGCAATCGCCGCCAACATCGACCTCTTCAAGTAAGGGGAGAAAGGGGCCCCAATGCCCGATATCAAGACCCTCGCAGCCGCGCGCAACGTCGACCTCGTGAACACCTTCACCAAGTCGCTGGAGAAGCTCACGGCGATGCTGTCCACCTGCGCGCCCATCCACGCCGCCGTGGGCGAGACCCTGCACCAGAAGAAGATCACCGGCAAGCTCTCCGAGGCCGAGTACACCCCCGGCCAGGACATCCCGCTGTCCAACTACGACTACGAGGACGTCACGACCTTCGAGGTGACGCTCAAGCCCTACCGCAAGCAGACCACGCTCCAGGAGGTCAAGAAGCGCGGCTACGACGGCGCCGTCGACAAGACCGACGCCGCGATGATCTCCGACATGCAGCGCAACATCAAGAAGGACTTCGTCGCCGCGCTCGGCGCCGAGGGCACCACGGCCGCGACCGGCAAGAGCCTCGTGGCCACCGCCGCGAACGCCTGGGCCGCCCTGTCCAACCTCACCGAGGAGTACGGCTTCGGCAGCGGCGAGACGGTCTACTTCGCCAACCCGGTCGACTTCGCCAAGCAGATCGGCGAGTCCGAGGTCTTCAGCGCCTTCGGCATCTCCTACATCGAGAACTGGGCGGGCCTGGGCACGCTCGTGTCCACCGGCTCCGTCACCGCAGGCACGATCTATGCCACCGTCAAGGACAACATCAAGGTCTACGTCGCCCCGACCGACGGCGACGACCTGTTCGGCTTCTACTCCGACGAGAGCGGCTACATCGCCGTGTCCCACTCGCCCGAGCTCAAGAGCCTGACCTACGACACCGTGGCCTACGTCGGCCTCGTGTTCTTCGCCGAGTACATCGACTTCGTGGTCAAGGGCACCATCGCCCCGACCGCCTAGGCAACCCTAAGGAGCATCCATGATCGCTTTGGTCACCTACCCGTACCGTGACCGCGAGACCCTCGCGGTGCATTACGTGGGAGAGGAGGTCGAGCTGACCGACGAGCGCTTCGCGGAGCTGTCCGCCGGCGGCTTCGTTGACCTTCCGGACGCCGAGCCCGAGGTTTGCGCGGAGCCCGTTGAGGACGATGGCACCGAGGACGAGGGCGGCGAGGAAGCCGCGCCCGCGTCCGAGCAGCCCATGCCCGAGAAGCCCGCGAACGATATGACCGTGCAGCAGCTGCGCGATGCCATCGAGGCCGCCGACGGCTTCGCCCCGCGCAAGGCGACCAAGGCGGAGCTCGCCGCCATCCTGGAGACGCTCTAGTGGACGCCTTCGCGACCGTCGCCGAATACATCGCGCGATGCGGCCCCGTCGATGACGGGGACGAGGGCAGGGTCGCGGCCCTGCTCGAGGACGCATCGGCGTACCTGCGCGGCGCGTACCGGCGCCATATGGGCAGCGACTACGCCGCCGGCGGCAACGCCACGTTCGACGAGAACGTGAAGCCCGTCTGCGTGGCCATGGTCGCCCGCGCGGTCAACGCGCCCGGCGCCATGGCGGGGGTCACCCAGCAGTCCGAGACCGCCGGCCCGTACTCGTCCAGCTTCACGTTCGCGAACCCCACGGGAGACCTCTACCTGGGGCGCTCCGACCTCAAGCGGCTCGGCCTCGCCGGCTGCCGCGTGCGCAGCATAGATGCCATGACCGCCGCCGACAGGGAGGGGGATACGGATGTTTAGGACCGTCACCGTCCAGGTGATCGCGCCGCAGGAGCCGGCCACCGACGCCCACGGAAACGCGGTGTGCGAGCTCGGTGCGGCAGAGGACGTAGCCGGCGTGCTGCCCCAGCCGGGCGGCACGGCCGACCTCTCCGCGTCACGCCCCGAGGGGACCGCCGTCTCCATGACGTTCCACTGGCCGCGCGGCGACCGCCGCTCGCTGCGCCGGTGCCTCATCAGGTACGGCGGCCGCACGTACCGCGTAATCGGCGACCCCCAGCCCTATCTGTCGGGCAACTGCCCCGGGCAGTTCGACCGCGCGGTCGAGTGCGAGGCCGTCGATGGGTAGGCGCGTGCGGGTCAGGCACGTGGACAGCGGCGTGCACGCCGTGCTCAAGTCGGACGGCGTCAAGGCGATGCTCGAGTCCCAGGCCGCCACGGCGGCGGCAAGGTGCAACGCCCTGTGCGACCCGGGGCTTCGGCGCGCCGGCGCCCGCTACGAATCCAAGGGCGTGCTGCGCGGCTACACCGCCGGCGGCCTGGTCTACGAGGCGGGGGAGAGGGACGGCAGGCTCGCCGGACTCGACAACCTGCGCAACAACACGCTTAGAAAGGGATGCGGTCTCTGATGTTCGACATCCTGTCCGCCCTGCCGGCAAAGCTCGGCGCGGCGCTCGGCGTCCTGTGCTCCACGACCGTCCCGCTCGAGCGCCCCGACAGGTTCGTGACGATCGAGCGCACCGGCGGGCCATCCGGGCCGGGGCGCGACAACCCGTATCTGGCCGTCCAGACGTGGGCTCACACTGAGGCCGAGGCCTACACGCTCGCGCTCATGGCCCGTGAGTGGCTCACCTGGTGCTGGGAGGCCATCCCCGAGGTGTGCAGTGTGTCCGTGGAGGGCACGCTGCGGTTCCCCGACCCGGACAGCCGCCACGAGCGGTACCAGATCAACGTTTACATGGTGACGCGTCCTTAGCGCGCCACAGAAAGGAGGGCCACATGCCCGATGAGAGCACAATGTTCGACAAGGCCTCTGTCGGCGTAGCAAAGGGGCGTCCCGGCGGTTATGCCGCCGTGTTCCCTGCCGGAACCAGCATCATCAGTCTCTCCGACCCGTCCAAGACGCTCAAGGAGCTCATCAAGCAGCACAATGGCGCCTCGCTCGGCTACATCTCCGAGGATGGCGTGACCTTCACGACCGACACTGACTCCGAGGGTCACAACGACTGGGGAGGCTCCGAGGTCGCCCGCGACCTCACGAGCTATGCCGACTCCGCGCAGATGACCTTCATCCAGTCGTCCGTCGCCGTGCTCAAGACCATCTACGGAGACGACAACGTGACGGAGAGCGGGGCGACCATCCACATCCGCCACAACCGCAACTTCACCGACCCGCACGTCTACGTTTTCGACTCGATCATCTCCTCCACCAAGGTCCTGCGCAACGTCATCCCGATCGGCCAGGCATTCGAGCGAGACGACGTCTCCTACAACAGCTCCGATCTGCTCGGCTACACACCGACGATCACGTGCGTCCCCTACAACGACGACGGCGACACCCACACGACCGACATCTACGACACGGTCAAGGCCGCCCAGATAGCGCAGGCCGAGGTACGCGCATAGGGCAAGGAGGAGCCCAAGGCCGTAACGGCCTAGCCGGATAACAGACAAGGGGGAGGGGCGTCCGCCCCTCCCTTCCCGCCAAATGCTTGCGGCGGGCGCTGCGAGGTAGGCGCCGCAGCGCCCTCCGCAAGCATTTGCGCCTACACAGAGGAGGAACCATGGACATCAACGAGATGACCCCCGAGCAGCTGCGAGAGATGGCGGAGAGCAAGGAGCGCATGCGCGTGCAACTTGAGGAGAAGTACCTGGGCTTCAGCCCCGCGCCCGTCGTCGAGTTCGATCCGGCGGCGAAGCGCCAGACGCTGCAGCCCTGGGAGAAGGCCGTGGAGGTGGAGGGCGTCGAGTACGTGCTCGACATGCGCCGCTTCCGCTCGCGCAAGGTGCTCAAGCAGATCGCGCGCGCACAGCGCGAGAGCAAGGAGCGCAACGAGGTCTACGAGAAGGCCATCCGCTCGGGCATGACCGAGGAGGAGGCCGCCGCCGCGGCCAACGAGGGCGTCAGCATCGACGAGCAGCTCGGCTACCTCACCGCAATGCTCGGCGAGGGCGTCGAGGACAAGGTCGCCGAGGCGGTGACCGCCAAGATGGGCTACGACGACATCGAGGAGATCGTCCGCATCGAGCAGCTGCTCATCGAGGCCGCGAGCCTAAAAAACTAGTCGCGCTCGTCGACGTCCTGCTCGATGGACGCGACGAGCTCAAGGCGGACCTCCGCCAGTATTATTCGATTGACCTGGACGATGCCATCATCGGCGGGGACTTCGAGGGCCTCCTCACGCTCGTGGGGCAGCTGCCGCCGCAGTCGCGCACGGTGTCTCGCATCGACCCGCGCGCGACATGGGACGAGCACGCCTACCTGCTCGCCCTCGCCGTCGACAACCTCTCCTTCATGCGCTACGAGAACGCGGGGGGCAAGGGCAGGAAGCCCGACCCACTGAAGCGCCCGAAGGCCAGGGGCGCCGAGCCCGCCGCGCGCCGCCTCGACCTGAGTCGGGACGAGGTCGACTCCCTGCTGTTCGGGGAGCGCTCGTAGGTAGGTGATCACCCTTGCCCACCGTGGCCAAAGGCTCGGTGCTGCTGACACCCAAATTCGACAACCTCACGTCATCGATCAGCCGCCAGCTCGACAGCGCCTTCGCGGGCAGCTCGGGCATCGGCTCCAAGGCCGGCGCCAAGACGGGCGCGGCCTTCAGCTCTAGCCTCGGAGCCAAGGCCGGAGCCGTCGCCGGCATCGTCTCCGCGGTTACCGGCAAGGCCTTCACGGCCATCAGCAACTCGCTCGACTCGGCGATCAGCCGCGTCGACACAATGAATAACTTCCCCAAGGTCATGGCGGGCCTGGGGTATGGGGCCGACGCGGCCACCTCGTCCATCGACAAGATGAGCGACCACCTCACCGGCCTGCCCACGCGCCTGGACGCCATGACCTCGTCGGTGCAGAAGATCGTGCCAACCGTCAAGGACGTCGGCAGGGCGACGGACATCATGCTCGCGTTCAACGACGCGCTGCTCGCCGGCGGCGCGGCGACGCAGGTGCAGGAGGCGGCGCTCGAGCAGTTCAGCCAGGTGCTCGCCAAGGGCAAGCCGGAGATGGAGGACTGGCGCTCGATCGTCACCGCCATGCCCGGCCAGATGGACCAGGTCGCCAAGTCGATGCTCGGCCCGACGGCGAGCACGAACGACCTCTACGAGGCGCTCAAGACCGGCAAGGTGAGCGTCGAGGACCTCGAGGACGCGTTCGCGTCCCTCGACAAGAACGGGTACGCCGGATTCGATTCCTTCGCGCGGCAGGCGAAGAACGGCACGGCAGGCATCGCCACGTCCGTGGCCAACCTGCGCAACTCGGTGACCAAGGCAGTCGCCGCGTGCATCGACGCCATCGGCGTCGAGAACATCACGGCGCCTATCCAGGCCGCCACCGGCCTCATCAAGGGCGCCGGCGACACCGCCGCCGGGGCCATCGGGTCCGTCAAGGACGCCGTCTCCGATGTCGTCGGCTACGTTGAGCGGTTCATCGGCATGCTCGAGCGCCTCGGCAAGTCCTCGGACAGCTTCTCGACGCTCGCGTATAACGCGGACGTGCTCATGCGAGCGGTCCGCGGTGCGCTCGAGCCCGCGGCGGACGCCGTCGGCAGGGTCATCGACCGCGTCTCCGAGCTCGCCGGCCAGACGTTTACCGCCACGTGGCCGGAGGACCTCGCGCTCGGCGTCAAGGGCGCGGCCGACGCCATCAACGGCCTCGTGGACGGCGCAGGCGGCATCGCGTCCTTCTGCTCCGCGGTCAGGGGCCCCATCTCCGGGCTCGCCGGCGATTTCGACGCCGCCGCCAGCAGCGTCCTATCGTTCACGGCCTCGTCGGGCGGGATATCCGCGATAACCGACGCGGTCGGCAGGTTCATCGGCTCGACTGCGGGCCTGGCTGCCGCCAAGCTCGCCATCTCCGGCGTGACGGGCGGCACCGACAAGTTCAAGAGCCTGCAGGTCGCGCTCAAGGGCGTGGCCAAGGCAGCCGGCTCGGGCATCGGCGAGATCCGCTCGCTCGCGTCGATGGTCTCCGGCGAGGCGGCCGGTGCGTTCGCCTCCGCCTCCGGCCCCGTCAGCGGGCTGTTCTCGGCAATCGGCTCGGGCGCGGGCGCCTTTGCGACGCTCGTCGGCCCTATCGCAATCGTGGTCGCCGCCGTCGCAGCGCTCGCGGCCGGCTTCGCCTACATGATGACGACGAACGACGGGTTCCGCAGCTCCGTCATGCAGGCGGCATCTGCCCTGGCTTCCGGGTTCCAGCCCGTCCTCAAGTCCGTCGGGCAGGTCATACAGACGCTCGCGCCCACGTTCGCGAGCGCGTTCGGCACCATGGCCGAGCTAGTGACCGGCCAATTGCTGCCGGCACTCGGGGGCATCGCGCTCGCGGTGATGCAGGTCCTCGCGACCGTGGCGCCGCTCATCGGGCAGATCGTCGCGGCAGTGCTGCCCGTTGTCGCGCAGGTCATACAAGCCCTCATGCAGGTCGCCCAAGTGATAATGAGCGTCCTCATCGTCGCGATGAACGCCATCGGCAGCGTCGTCCAGGCCGTGTGGCCGGTGATTCTCGCGGCGTTCACCGTGGCCTGCGCGGCCATCTCGGCGCTGATTTCGACCGTGTGGCCCGTCATCCAGGCCATCATCACGACGACCATGCAGGTCATCAGCGATGTCATCTCGATCGTCCTCGCCGCCATCAACGGCGATTGGGGTGCGGTATGGAATGGCATCAAGCAGCTGTTCAGCGATGTGTGGAACGGCATCCAGAGTATCGCCCAGGCGGCAATTAACGCAGTCCTGGCCGTGATCACGTCCGTCATCAACACCATCCAGGGCACGTGGACGGGCACCTGGAGCGCCATCAAGTCGTTCTTCGGCGACATCTGGACGGGCATCAAGTCCGCCGCGCAAGGTGGCGTCGACAGCGTATACACGACCGTCACCGGCATCAAGGATAAGATCACCGGCTTCTTCTCGGGTGCGGGCTCCTGGCTCGTCGAGTCCGGCAAGGCCATCCTCAACGGCCTCAAGTCGGGCATCGAGAGCGCGGTCGGCACCGTCACGTCCTCCGTGTCGGGCGCCGTCGAGAGAATCCGCGGGCTGTTCCCGTTCTCGCCCGCGAAGTGGGGTCCCTTCAGCGGCCACGGCTACACGACATACTCCGGCCGCGCCCTCATGGGCGACTTCGGCGAGAGCATAGTCGCCGCGTCCGCAGGCACTGCGGCGATGGCGTCCAAGGCGCTCGCCCGAGTCGAGGACGTCTTCGACGTCTCCCCGGTCTCGTTTGCGGCGGCCGATGCCGCCGGCGCGCGGTCGGTGGCGCTCGGCGCAGCCGCCCCCGCCGGCCTCGGCATCGTCGAGCGCGGCGACACCTACTACATCAGCATCGACGGCTCGCTGCTCGAGGTCGACGAGCGAATCGCCCGCGCGCTCAAGGAGCTCATCTCCGAGATAAAGCGCTCGTCCAGGTCAAGGAGGGGGTAGCGCATGGCATACGCTGAGACAAGGCGAGGCAGCTCCAAGTTTTACGGCGTCTCTCTGTCGACCTGGGTCGAGAACATCAGCGACGCGACGGCGCGCATCCACTGGACCGCGACCGTCGACTTCGGCGACTGGTATTGGTTCGGTGTGCGCCTCCACGTCAAGGTCGGGGGCGTCTGGCGGGCGAGCGGCGACGGCTACACGACCTCCAGCTACAAGCGTGCCGTCACCGTCAGCGGCTATACCGATGCCGCGCGCGGTGACAAGGACTACGATGTCTGGTGCGAAGCGTACACCGAGTCCGTCACGGTGAGCGGATACGGCGGCTGCGGTACCACGACTAGCTGCGGCGAGAACGCCTCCATCGGGAAGGTCCCCGCCTACGAGCCGGCCGCGCCGACCGACCTCGCCGTGACTGAGTCGACCGACGGCTCGACGGCCCTCGAGTGGGTCAACCACCCGGATGACGAAGCACGCAAGTACTACATCGGCGTCAACGTCTACCGCCACACCGACGGCGGTCCGACTGAGAACCCCTACAACCAGGGGACGATCTCAAACTGGCGCGACGCGACGACTTCGGCAAACCACTACTACGACTACGACGTCATGGCGCGCTGGCGCGGCGGCACATCCGGCATGTCGAACAGCGTCCGCGTTTACAAGACGCCCGCACCGCCGGCATCGGTGTCGCTTGCCCGTTCCGGCGACGGCGAGGTCTCGCTGGTCGTAAGGGGTCCGGACATCCCCTCGTGGATAAGCGGCTTCAGGGTCCGCGCGACCTCCGACGGCGGAAGGACCTACGTCTCCCGCGACCTCGCGGTCGACAAGCAGGAGCCGGGCGTCTGGTTCATGCTCGACCCGGCCGCGGTGGCCGGCGAGAGGGTCGTCTACGAGGTCTGCACCTATCGCGACAAGCCCGTGGCGGGCGGCGGCGACACCATCTGCTCGGCGTGGACGGCGTCCAACGCCGTGGCGACGATCTGCCCGCCGTACGCACCGTCAGTCTCCGGGTTGGAACCGGCCTACCCGACCGGGTCGAGGGCGATCGTGGCATGGACACGCAACCACCCGGACGGCACGGTGCAGACCGCGGCGCAAGTGGAGCTGGTCAAGCCAGACGGAACCTCCTCGGTAACCGACATCGCCGGCTCCGCCTCGCGCGCGCCGTTGAGTCTCGCAGACAAGGGGACCTACCGCCTGCGCGTCCGCACCAAGGGGTCGGACGCGTCGTGGGGCGCCTGGAGCCAGTATCTGTCGTTCACCGTCGCCGACCCCCCGCAGGCCTTCTTCACCACGCCGGCAGTGGACGGCGAGACGGTCGTCGAGCTGCCCCTCGACATCGCCTGGGAGGCCGCCGACGAGACCGGAGTCGCATCCCAGCGCCTAAAGATCTCCTCGGCAGGCGGCACGGCGCTGGACATCGAGGCGGGTGCGTCGGCGCGCTCGCATACGGTGGCGACGGGCCTGAACAACGGGTCGCGCTACACGCTGGAGCTCACCGTCCGCGGCGGCTCCGGCCTGGTCGCCACGTTCACCAGAACGTTCGTGACGGAGTGGCTCGCGCCAGCGCCTCCGATCGTCTCGGTCGCGTACTCCGATGATTTCGCCGCGACCGTTACCGTGCGCGACGGAGCGTTGGGGTACACCGGCGACGCGGTCATCCAGGGGAGGGAGGCGGCGCTGCACGGCCCCCCGCCGTGCCAGTCCTTTGACGTGATCCGCGTCCTGCAGGACGGATCTCGCAGGACGCTCGCGACCGGCCTCAAGTCAAGCCAGAGCGTCATCGACCGACTGCCTCCGCTCAACGTCCCGTTCGCCTACATCGCGGTCGGTCACGCCGCGAGCGGCACGGTCTCCACGACCGAGATCGAGGCATCGTGCCGCTGCAGCGGCTACGCCTTCAACTTCGGCGCGGGCGCGACCTCGGTGGTCGCCGGCATGGTCGGGGTCGGAGGCCCTCCGGCCTACTCGCGCAGCTACGATCACGATATCGCCCAGTACCATTTCTTCGGCTCGCCCAGCGGCCTGCCGATGGGCTTCACTTCCGGGGCGCTCGACGTGTCAGAGAGTTGGGAGTTCGGCGTGCGCGCCGAGGACATCGACCGAGTCTCGGTGCTGCTCCACGCCAACTCGCACTGCTGGGCTCGCTCCCACGACGGGGAGCGAGCGTTCGTCAGTCTGTCGCCGAGCATCGCGAGGTCCTCGCCCGGATGGTACAGGGTGAGTCTCACCACCAAGCGAGAGGTCTGGAGGGAGCCTAATGCCTAGGGACAGGTTCTGGCTGGAGCCCTTCCACGCCGACTATCGCTTCGTGAGGGTCGACCTCTCCACCGGCCTCGAGGGCGCCGAGCTCGCCAACGTCACCGGCGGCAGCGTGGAGCGCAACCAGGACACCGCCATCTTCGAGCAGGGGAGCATCGACTATGTCGGGGCGCTGGACCTGGGAACCGACCTGCTGCGCGTCTACCTGGAGGCGTCGTCCCTATGGACGGGCGAGAGCCGCACGGAGGCGCTGGGGACCTTCTATGTCTCCACCCCCAAGGCGAGCTCCAGCGGTGCGGTCACCACCGGCAGCGCCGACATCTACGGCAGGCTCAGGGCGCTCGCGCAGGACGACTTCGACGGCCCCTACGTGATCCCGGCCGGGACCAACATGGTCGCCGCCGCCAAGAAGATCGCCGAGGACTGCGGGCTCGAGGTCGTCGCGGACGAGAGCGACGCCGTGCTCACCTCCACGTGGGTGTTCGGCATCTCCACGACGTCTTCCGACGAGGACCGCGCGGACTCCAAGCTGTCCGCAATCAACCGCCTGCTCGATGCCGCCGGTTTCCTCGCGGCGCACACCGATCCGTTCGGCCGCGTGCTGTTCCGCCGCTATGTGGAGCCGGACCAGCGTCCGATCTCCTTCGACTACGTCGAGGGCCCCGACTGCCGCGTGACGCTCGAGATCGACCGCGAGCGCGACACCTTCGGCGTGGCCAACGTCATCCACGTCGACTTCTCGTCCCAGGACATCTCGGTGAGGGGCACGGCTGTCGACGACGACCCGGACAGCCCGTACTCCACCGTGAGCACGGGCCGCCGCGAGACCGCGCGCTACGACCTGTCCGACCTCCCCACGAGCGCCACGGAGGACTCAAACATCCTCGCCGGCGCGGCAGTGATGCAGGTCGGCGCGGGGACCAAGGAGAGCGGGACCTACCGCCAGAGCAACAGTCACGGCTCGATCTCCACCGTGTACGTGCCGGATTCCCCGCAGGCCGCCGTGTTCTTCGGCCTCAAGGTCGCGGGCGCATTGGCTTCTGCCAGGACAAGGTCGGCTCGCTCGCCAAGGGCAAGCCGGTCACGCAGAGCCTGTGGATCAAGGGGACGAAGGGCGCGCGCGTGAGCCTGCAGGCGTGGTGGGTGCCGTCACTGTCTGCAGGATCCCCCATGCATTACGAGACGCTCACCGGCAAGTGGCAGCGCCTTATCGCGACCGAGACCCCCGCGGACGGCTACAGCGATGTCTCTGCCGGCTATGTGTACCTGGAGTCGGCCGGTGAGGCCGTCGTCGTGGCGGACAAGGTCGAGGAAGGCGCCGGGGCGACGCCCTGGCCGCATGACGCCATCCAGGCCGCAGCCGACGCCAAGGCCACCGAGCTGCTCAGGGACGGGCGCTCCGTCATCCAGAGGGTGAACTGCACCTGCGCCTACGACCCGGTCTCGGTCTATGACGCAGGTAACCTCCGTCTGCCGAGCGCCGGCATCGACGCCGAGCGCGCCTGCATCAGGACACAGAAGATCAAGTTCGAGGCCGCCTGCCCGATGGACATCGAGGCGCGAAAGTTCGAGAGGAGCGCGGCATGAGCATGGCATCCGACCTACTGGAATCGATCGCCCCTCCCGACAGGGCGCCCGTGCAGATCGTCTACGGCTACGTCGCCGCCGTCACCGGCAGCTCTCTGTCGGTGCTCGTCCGCGGAGGCGTGGCAGAGGGTGTGCGCATGACCACGGGTTGCTCGGGCGCCAAGGTGGGGCAGAGGGCGGTTCTCGTCGGTTCGCCGCCCGTGTGGACCGCAATCGGAATCCTCGCGTAAAGGAGTGACATGGAAAACGAAACTACCGGAGCCTTCGTGGCCAGCGAAAAGAACCATATCGACCGGATGACCAAGGAGGCGGGCGAATGATCTACAACATCGCCGTGTCCCGCCGCGTCATCCGCCGCATCGACGGGGACGAGGACGTCATCCAAAACGGCGTCGTGTCGGACGCCATCAGG